TTGGCAAATGTCGGAGAGGGTGGCTTCAATTACTCAGGTAGCAGTTTAAAAACCAGACATAGTGTTATATCTGTCAGTTATTTTAACATGGATTCAAAAGAAGTTGACTTTGAAGTTGTAGAGGACGCAACAGCCATATCTAAATTTGGAACGATAGTAAAACAGGTGAAAGCATTTGCTTGTACTTCTCGTAATCAAGCTGCAAGATTAGGTCGTGCAATACTCTTTGCCGAACAAAATGAATCTGAAACTATTACTTTTACTACTTCTATAGATTCTGGTGTCGTTGTAAGACCTGGATCTGTAATTGAGGTAAACGATCCAGTAAGAGCAGGAGCTAGAAGAGGTGGTCGTGTTGTATCTGCGACAACAACTGCAATAACAATAGATGCAGAATCAGAAACAACTTTACCTGCCTTAAATGATAATCCTACAATCAGTATTGTTTTATCTGATGGAACTATTGAATCTAAAAGTATATC